TAAGGTCCGGGCTTATAATCAGCTGGCGACCGTCGCAAAGCTCATGCTGCTCGGCGCGGATGTCACTGAACACCGCGCGCTCGTCCTGCTTGTCGAACCAGAACATTCGCGACCCGCAGCACATGTCTAAAATTGCCTGCTGCATTACTGCCCCCTCTGCTTATTCCTCAGTTCGATCACACCCTGGCACTCAGCGCATGTCTGGCAGCCGGGAACGGCAGCGCGCCGCGGCTCGGGAATGCGTTCGTCGCATTCTTCACAACGCTCAGCTGATACGGCGTTGCGGTCGATGCGGTGAGCGGAAAGGGCAGCGTTACGCTGAAGCTCTTCTATCTCTGCTGCGGTATCGATGATGTCCATGGTCAATGCTCCCGGAACTGTCGGTTAATTCGGTTGAATGTGAACGCCAGCAATAAAAAAGGCCGCTTTAGCGACCCGTGGAATTTTTTTGTCATTGTTCGGCTCCAAACCGCCCGTTAAGGCGGCCAGTTTTGACGACGAACTCCAGGAGGCTAACTCCCAGAGCTTCAATTTTCTTGTGATGCTTGTTGATGATGGGAGGCACCGTTTCATTCCAGTTAGGCTTTGGCTTCTTGCGCATGGCCTGCTGGATTTCCTCGGTGCAGCAGCGGCAGGCGGCGCGGATGGCGTTGTCTGTTTCTGGCGTCATAACCCCTCCATATAAGCCCGGATGAATTCAGCCGCAGCCTGTGCGTTTATAGCGTTCCCGTAGCCCTTAAGTCGGCCTGTGCGGTTGCATCCAGCCATTGCTCGTAATGAGGACTTGCCGTGTCCCAGGCTTTTGGCAAACCTTGCAACCAGCGGGAATGTGCCGGGTTCAACTGGACGCCATTGCCCATCTCGACAAAACACCCAGTCCGCATCTCGCCAAAAACCGTTAACCTCAAGGGGCCTACTGTGTAAGCCTGCCGCGGTAACTGATCCAGCCGATCTTTCCCTTCCCGATACGCTGTCATCCCTGATGTGTCTTTCCAGTCGCGAGTTGTCGGCGTAACCCATCCCGCAAGTAACGCTGTTCCCGGCAACTTCAAGCACACTTTTGGTGATCCGTCCTGATTCTTCCCGCTGTAGCAATGAGTCGACCCGGTTGAGTCGTTCGCCACCGGTGTTTGCCATCCGGCCAGAGTCACAGCTGTTTGAATATTCATCCCTCCCAGTCTCCCGGACGTTCCCGCGCCGGTCACTGATGATGCTGTTGGTGTTTGCCACCCAGTAGGCCCGCTCTCTGATGTGCGGCGCACCGACGCCCGCTGCCGCAAACGGCACAAGCCCGAAGGCGTATCCCATTCCTTCCAGGTCAGCTTGTACAAGGTCGAACCATGCATTTGCGTTACCAGCTGCAACCTGTTCGCCAAAGACATGCTCAGGTCTGCGCTCGCTGATGAGGTGGAAGAAGTGGGGCCAAAGGTGCCGCTCGTCAGCAAACCCATCTCCTTTGCCTGCCGCGCTGAAAGGCTGGCACGGGCATGATCCGGTCCAGACAGGCTTATCGTCAGGCCATCCGGCGAGGCGCAGGGAATGAGACCAGACGCCAATTCCGGCGAAGAAGTGGCACTGTGTGAATCCTCGCAGATCGTCAGGTGTGACATCTTCAATACTCCTTTCATCAACTTCGCCCGGGGCGATATGTCCGCCAGCGATCAGGTTACGCAGCCATTGCGCAGCGAACGGGTCGATTTCGTTGTAATAGGCTGCTGTCGTCATGCGGCCTCCCGGCGGGCGAGAAGTTTCACCCCGAAAGCCATCAGCTCGTCCCGGTCCACAGTTGCGAAGTGGCAGTGTGTACGCGGGTACGGTCGCCAGATGATGAGCATCGAACCTTTGTTATTTCCCGATACTGGCTTACCGGTCACCGGGTTGATAAATGCCAGCCGCCCGGCGGTGATAAAGCGTACCTCGCTGGCTGTCTGGATAGCCTCCTTGAACCAGCCAACCGAAGTGTCTGCCGGTACCAGCATGACTGTGCCGATCTGATTTGCGCTCTCGGTGGCGGCCTTCTTAACGAACGGCGTGATGTCGCTGTATGGCGGGTTCAGCCAGACGTAGCCGGGAATGCTCAGGTAATCAGCCCAGGGCGTTTCCAGCGTGTTCTGCTCGGCGGTGATGAACTTTCGGCACAGCGCGTTATGCGGCGCCGCGGCGGCGTCCAACTGGAAGCAGAATTCAGCATCAAGGGAAGCGAAGAGAGCTGGTGGAGTGCGCCAGAGGTCGCGCTGATCTGCTGGCGTGTTGCTGCCGGTGTAATCAGTCATGAGGCGTTTTCCTTTCGTGATAGTTTGCGCCATGAAGTGTCCTCATGGGTAAGCCTTTTGCCATGGATAAACGCATGCACGCTATGGGCTGGTATCTCCATTTTTTCAGCTATGACTGCTTGTGACAGGCCCTCTTCATGAAGAGCTGCACACAGAGATACGTCGTGATCACTGTAAACTGCATGATGATGTCTTTCGCCAATACATAGCAGGCTTAAGCCCAACAGGCTGGCTTTCCCTTTAACAGAATCGAGAGTGCGCCCGAGCTTTCCAGCAATTTGAGTAGCACTCATGGTGCCCGCACACGATCTCAATATCTGAAGCTCTACTGAGGTCCACCTGGTGTAACTTTCTCGAAGATTGAGGGACAGCCTCGTACTCATCGTACGTACCGCCGCGTGACTGCGGTTAAGTTCTGAAGCAATATCACGCAACGTCATTACACCGGCCATTCTCCGGAGAAAAGCAATGTCGGATTCAGACCAGGGCTTACCATTTGGATAGTTATGCTGCGGCATTTTTTTCCTCCAGTGCACCGTTTCTTATTACGGACACCAACCTTTCAGCAGCTGACTTCTGCGCCGGAACGGAGGCAATAATCGTTGGACGGTCTTTTTCGGCATTCACGCAGACACCACCCCATCGGGAAATCAGGAAGAAGTCTTCCATCTCAGAGGAGCCCGCATTGCTTGCCAGACCCTCAATCATCTGGACGATATCGACTATTGAGTGGTCAGCCATCAGCCGCTGAACGGCGTAGCCGAAAGCGTTGATCATCACCGCGTGGAACTGAATGTAGTCGCGCTTATAGTCTGCCTGGCTGGTACCGTGGCGAATCGCTTCGATCTGCGTCATGGCCAACCAGGCCTCCCAGATGGATTCGATGTCACCCATTTCCAGCGGCTTACTGCCCGCGTTGGCAAACTTGGCCGTCGCGTCGCTAAGCGCCTTGAAGCTCACCCACAACTTACTTTTCGCCGGAACGACGTTGTGCTCGAAGTCTGTCACCTCTGCGAAGGTGTCGTTCTGAGACAGGAACGTCACCATCCCCTGTGCAACTTCATTACGCCCGTCATAGGCCATGTTGATCGCAGCGGAAGGTTTAGAGACGTTGTTATTGATATCGGAGAAGAACTGCTGGCGTGCCTTCAGTGGGAGATTATGTGTCAGCATCAGCGGGATGCTGATTGGCTCACCGTAAGTCCGGCAGAACTCCGCTAACCCGGCGGCGCGGTGCTGGCCGTCGAACAGCTTGATCACCGCATCCATAGGGAAGCGTGCGACGCCCACATTCGTATTTCCGAACTCTTCAAACTCAATGTCCGCGTCGCAGTTGCCGACCAGTGGCGGGATGATGAAGGGCTCTTTATTTTGGTATGCATTGACGAGGTACTGGTAAAACTTCTTCACGCGCGCCTGGTTAATTTCGCGTTGAGAACGCTCGAGCGTGCTGCCGTGATTGTCGGAGGCAAGTATGCGCGTCAGCGCGCGGGCTGGTGCCGTTATCATGTAAGTCGCCGTGCCACCCTGCATGCCGCGCGAAGCCGGGAACTCGAAGAAATAATCGCCTACTTTGCTCATGCATCCTCCCGCTCCGGATCGTTAACATCCCAGCCATTACGCTCAATATTGGTTTGCAGCCGCTTATCTCCGACCTCTTCAATGCTGCGGCTGGTAATCTCTGCGACTTCAGAGTTTGAGTGTCGCCACAACAGCGCCAGCTCTTCGAGTGACCACGCTTTCATAGCACTGACTCCATTTCGTCGATGTAGAGGCCCTGAGCAATCAGGCGGCGACGGCGTGCTGCACGTTCAATGCACTCCTGCCGCCTGCCTTCTTGCGATTGTTCTATGGCGCGCCGGGTGAACAGCCGCGATTTGCCCTGCGGCGTTACAACCTTCGGCTTCGTGACGAGGTCGAAAGTACGGTCGCAGATGCCGTCCTC